CTGGTTGTATGAACTACCGCCGCATGAAAGTACGCTTATTAAGTCCACCTACAAAGACAACCCGTTCCTGCCCGAAAGTATTAAGCGACAGATAGAAGACCTTAAACGAACTGACGAAGCGCTATACCAAATTTACGCGTTAGGTGAAAAGGCTATAAGTAAAAGCAATATATACAACAACTGGACATTTACTAAGAGTAGACCAGGAAGGTTTACTAACTACGTCTACGGGTTGGACTTCGGGTATAACCACCCCACCGCGTTAGTGCGCGTCTATTGGTCGGACGGTGACGTTTACATTGAGCCTGTAATATACCAAAGCTACCTAACGACTTCTGAGCTAATAGAAAAGTTTAAAGACATGGACATTGAAAAGACGGTAGACATACTAGCGGACTACTCGCGGCCCGAAATAATAGCTGAGATGCAGAACGCAGGGTATAACGTAAACAACGCAAACAAGGTCGTGAAAATGGGTATAAACTACGTTAAGACTTTCGGCGTATTTTGCGAAGATGAACCTAACATAAAAAAGGAATACGACAACTACAAATGGAAGAAGGTAGGCGACCTTATTCTAGACGAACCTGTTAAGCTATACGACGACGCCATGGACGCGGTCCGGTACGCTACGACCTTTATAAAAGAAATGTACTATACGGACGACGGTTACGTGGCCTTCTAACCAAAAGACGGACGCGTTACTTTTTAAGGTATGGCAATGACACTAATAGCAGCACCGCAGGACTTCACGCCTGCTTACAACCCTTGTAAGTTTATCTACAATTCGACCAATAAGAACAACGAAGGGTTTAGATATATATTCGACATTTACGAAGCAGGCACCGCGAATAAGATAGCAGAATACCGTGTACTACCAACATACGGAACTGGTTACGGCGAAGTAGATCTAAGCAAGTTATTAAGCTCAAAAGTTTCTGTAGACTTTTTTCCTACTAACTACTCGGAAGCGGACACCCCAAACACCAGGTACGAATACGACGTTAAGGTAGGCGAAGAGTATATAGTAACCTACAACTATACGGCCACGCTAACTAACAATGGCGGCAATGTAAAGATAACACCAACGGCTGCGCACACGTTTAACGTAGGCGACCAGGTAGTAGTAGATGCAGGTACCAATACTCTAATAACTGGACTATGGACCGTTATAGCTGTAACAGGAACGACGGACCTAACTATTAGTGCGCTATGGTCTAACGTGGTGGACCCTACAGAAAATGGTACGGTAACCTACGCGGACAAACGTAAGACCGTGACACGTGACATTGAAGAAGAGTTAAACAAGTGGGTGTTCAATGGTGCTTTGCCATGGAAAATGTTTAACACCTATAACCTACTTACCTATGTTTTAGACAACCCTTCGGCGCTGTTTCTAACTTCATGTCCGCAGTCTGGTATGGTCATAACACCAACGCAGGACCTTTGGTTTAACGGTATGAATTTAGGCGTAAGCGGTAAAATGATTTTTACTAACTCTAACGGCGACGTCTTTAAGTATGACGTTACCAATACAGAAATAACTACCCAACTAAAGGTAGCAGGTAGAATGACGTTAGAAGAACTAAGCGGTACGTTACCATTGGTTAAAGACGACACGACCTACTACGACGTTTATTTTATAGACGCGGACGTGCCAACAGATAGTGCTACATGGCGGTTTACTATAGATCAGCGTTGCGCAATAAATGACTTTCATTTAACCTTCCTGGACCGCATGGGGTCGTGGGGTAGTTTTGCCTTCCAACTTCGCTATACTGAAAACGGTACGGCCACTAAACAAGCGTTTAACAAAGACGTGCAAGGCTACGTTGCAGACGGTCAATGGACCTACGACAATACAGAAGCAGGCCTAACCACTTACTCTAGTGTAGTAGAAAAAACGTTCACGCTAAATAGTAACTGGATAACAGAAGAAATGGCCGTATACTTTCAGGAACTTATTAGCTCCCCTTCTGTTTACTTTTGGAACGGCGAAGAATACCTAGCATGTCAAGTTATGGACAATTCGTTTGAAGTAGAAAAGAAGCGCAATAAGAACCTATTTAGAAAAACGGTTACTATTAAGTTGGCGAACCAGGATAAGGTAAATATATGAATGTAAAAATACAACTAGAGACAGGCTACCTGGACGTTAAAGAAGGTACGGCCTTCCCTTTAAATTTTGGTGTAGCTGACATACGCGACGTATCTAAAAAGTCGGGAGCGTTTAGTAAGACCATTACCTTAACCGGAACGGACAATAACCACAACTTATTAAACCACTACTACGACGTAAACATACAGGCAGGGACGTTTAACATAAACACGTTGACTAGATGCAGCGTAATACAGAACGGTATACCTGTACTTGAAAGCGGCTACCTACAGCTAATATCTATTAACAAGTCGCAAGTAACCGCGGACTACGAAAACGAAGTAGAATACGAAGTACTAATTAAAGATGAAAGTAGCGACTTCTACACTAAGCTAGGAAATAAAGAACTAACAGATCTAGACTTTAGCGACCTTAACCACGAATACCGCGCGGAAAATGTAATAGACAGCTACGACAATACGCAGGTAGACGGCTATAAATACCTACTACCATTTAAGGACACGAATAGCTACCTATTGCAGGAACTTAAACCTGCCATTTATGCTAAGACGTATTTCGACCGTATCTTTAGTAACGCAGGGTTTAGCTATACTTGGGACACGTTGACGGCCGCACACTTCGACAAACTTATTATACCTTTTAACGGCGAAGCTAACCTAGTAGATTACAACGACTACTTAGTGGACGCCACAAACTCTATAGTAACTTCGGGTGGTTCTACTACGTTCTACGACCCATTGACGGGGTGGACTGAAACACAAGACGCGTTTAATTTATTTAACCCTACGACGGGCGTATACGACGTACCATTAAACCTGCAGGGTGGCGAAAATATAGCAATAGAAATAAACTACACCGCAGAAATTAGCCTAACTAATTCTAGTGGCCTATTTGCTTTTTTGCAGTCTGGTTCTACGACTTATTCACCAATTTTTGCAGTAAATAAAAACGGGACTTTATACTCTATTTCAGCAACGCCGCAAGGGGTACCTGTTTCGTTCTTTTCGTTTATACCAAACGGAACTACTTTAATGGGGACCGTTTCGGGTACAGTGACTTTGTTAGTTAGTAACGTAATTACTACGGACACGCTAGATCTGTTAGGTGGGTGTTCAATGAATATAGGTACTACTTGGTTTGCAGGTGGTGTACCTACGCCTATAATTACTACATGCGACTTTACTAACCTGCAAGTACGTATACTACCGTCGTCTAATATTCTAGGTTATGGCGCCGTAATTGACATGAACAACGCGGTACCTAACAAGGTGAAACAAGCGGACTTTATTAAGTCTATTTTTACCATGTATAACCTGTACGTCGAACAGGACAACGAAATACCTAACAATCTTATTCTTATGCACCGCGATGACTACTACGACAGCGGCGCAGAAATAGACTGGACCTATAAGTTAGCCAAAGACAAAGACCAAACGTTAAACTTCCTTCCGGAACTAAGCGCGAAGAAGTTAATACTAACCTATAAGAACGACAGCGACGACCCCAATAAAATTTACTTTGAAGCGACTAAGGAAATTTACGGACAGCTAGAGTACGTGTTCGACAATGAGTACGTTAAGGGAATAGATGTCAAGGAAATTCTTTTCAGTCCAACGCCAATTGTAAAGAGTACCTTTGACGCTTACCTTCCTACTTTGTCAGGCGCGCCTAAAGTTAACATACGAATTTTACACGACGGTGGTGTAGGAACGTGTGACGCCTACAACTTGTATAACTATGGAACGACAGGCGAAACGAACGTAACGACCTACCCAATTTTGCACCATTGGGACAACCCCGTTAACCCTACGTTCGATATTCTATTTGCACAACCAGACTACATGTTCTACGAAGGTTATAGCGTAACGAATAACAACCTATATAACTTATATTGGCGACGTACGGTAAATCAAATAAACGTAGGTAAGATGCTAACGGCGTATTTTAACCTACGCGAAGACGACATACAAAGTCTAAAGTTAAATTCTAAGATACGAATAGACAATAGTTGGTGGACCATTAACAAGGTTATAGACTACGACTGCAACGCGAACAACTTAACGAAAGTAGAGTTAATGTCAGCGGACACGGAAATAGATCTAGCACCATTTAAGAAAGGACGCGTAACACCTACGACGGTAGGCGACCTATCTACTCATACTGGCAGTATACATTGGGATAATAGTTTTGTCGGCAATACGGTACCGTCTACTTCTGTTAGTGCAATTTACGGCCAGGGTAACGTTATACAACCTGGTGTTAATGGTATTATAGTAGGTAACAATAAAGTCCTGGACCAAACAGGTATAGCGACAAATAGAATAACTACAGATGTCGCTAATATTACAGCTCTTAACCTTTTCGGAAGCGTAGTGTTTAAGGTCCTAAATATTGACGCGGACTACTATATAACTACAGACGACTATTGTTTAATAGCTACGCCACCTGCAGCAATTACGGTTTACCTTCCTACGACGTCTGTAATAGGTCAAGTTTTAGTAATTAAGTCTACAGACTATAACACCTTCTTAAACGTTAACGGTTCAACTATAGACGGGTCCGCTGCAACTATAACTATAGCACCACTAGCTACACGTACTTTAATTTGTGGCGCGCTTAATAAATGGTATTTCATTTAACCAAAAGACGAAGACACTACTTTAAATGTTATGAAGGGTCAATTTAAGATTAAATATAAAACGCGTTACAAGCTACAAAAAGCAATACAGCAAGCTATAACGCAAATTGGTTTTAATGAAAGTGGCGAAGGTACAGGAACCATGCACGACAGTATACGTATTTCAGCTGCAAGTGGTGACTTAAATAGGCTTTATGTTACAATTAACGCTATCTTTTACTACATGTTTTTGGACAAAGGCGCGAAGCTAACAAACGGTGGTGAAATTAGACCCTACTTTATTACTCAAAAGGCGTTAGATAGTCCACTAGGACAGCAGTTTATTTCAGATGCTATAGGCGAATACTTGGACTGGATGCAAAAGACCTACCCAATTTTGGACGTCGCTACCATAAACGTAACACCTGACAACATTAAACTAGAAATTACGTATAACTTGTTTGGTTCAGACGGTAAAAAGAATTGGGACGGTACCTACGACTACGCTACGCACTGGTGGAATTGGTAAACTAATCTTTGTTTAGCTGTAGCTCTTCAACCATTGAAAGCATGTTAAAGACGAAGACTAAATTAAGGTCTGTAATGGCGTCTATTTTAGTTAGGTCCTGGTTAGATAGATCGTAAAGTAATTTTTCCCACGACCATTTACTAAATACCTTTTCTTCGGCTTCGGCTTTAAGGTCTTCTTCGTCTAACTCTACAGGCTCTTCTTCTTCTATTACCGGGTTAAATAGATTTTCGTAGCGCTGTTTAAAGTCGTTAGCGTATTCAATGTAGTTGTATACAGCTCTAAAGACTTCGTTTATAGACACGTCGCTAAATATTTCTTTGCGGCTCACTAGGGGGTATAAATACGGCTCAAAAATAACGTTACCCCACTCGTCCGTTTTCCAACGTTTGTATAATATACTAAGTATTATATCGAAATTTTGTACTATTTGTAAAGTATAATATTCTAAATCTATAAACTCCCCTAGCGTAAGCGCGTCTAACGGTTTTAATCTTAAACCTTTAACCATGTCTTTAGGTTTATTAGACGGCTCACGCTTAGTAAAGCTAACTTTAGAAGCTAGATCTACTAACTCTTCGGGTGTAAGGTCTTCTATTTCTTCGGGGTCTGTATCAGAAAGTATAGATAGGCCTTCTATTGTTTGCAGGAATACGCTGTTAAATTCTACGGGGTCAATAGACATAAGCTCCTGCCACTGACTAACCGTTACTTCGTTCCAATTTCTAGGTAAATTCACCTTTATTCTGTTACGTCTTCTTTAATTTCTTCTACCTTCTTTTCAGAAATTGCAGTAATTTTTTGTAGAATTTCCATAATGTACGGGAAGGCTATTTCCGCGCTTTGTTTTTTCATAAGGTTCACCTTAAACTTTAGATGCGCAGGTGCGTAGTGTTCAGTCCGGGTTAGGTCCGTCCGCTTAAATAAAATAGCTAACGTTTGCGCGCAGAAGTCGTCCGCTTTGCTGCGGTAAATTCGCTCTAATAAACCTAAGTCTTTAACGCCTATAGTTTCGTTAGCCTGGTAGGTATATTTGTCAATGACTAATTCAGTAACTTTTGCAGCGTTTGGTACTTCGGACTTGTTAAATAATTTAATGTAGTTAGCAAACTCTTCTAACTCCATGTTGTCGAAGGCCTTTTCAGGTACACCTAGATAGATAAATTTTTCAATCCACTTTTCAATGGTATCTAGTTCTGCATTATTTTCTATTTTGTTGAGTTCATCGAATTGTTGTATAGTCAACTCGTTTAATTGGTTGGGAATTTCGACCCCGTACATCTGTATCATTTGTTTTTGTTTATTGGTTTTTCAAAATATATTCTTGCTCTTACATTTGTCCCCCAATCTTCATTGGTTAATACTTCAACTCGTGGCACTCTTCCGCACTCCCAGTAAGCATATTTAAATTCGGGGCTTTCTTCCATGTTCCAAATAAATAACTCTTCCAAAGTCAATCCATAAGTTTCAATTAAATGACCATGACAAAGTAAGTTAATTTGTGAATGACACATTAAATTCTCGTCACTCTTAATCATTTTTTTAGTAACTGTCATTTTTTTCATTGCTTAGATTTTAACCAAAGGTATAAAAATATTGTTTAAAAATTAACCAAAACATTTTAAGTGTACTTATTAAGTCAATGGAAGGACTACCGACTTACAAAATCACTATAGACGAAGCATACAACGACGGCACCGAGCCACTTGGAGTTGACGCAATAGCTTTCACCGCAAACCCTGCCGTATTGGTTAAGGGTGTAGCGTTTAAGTCTCAAGCAAAGAGCCACTTCGCAGACGAGAAAAAGTACCGTATTACTGCACCTGCCATGATTCCAATGGACATTTACAGACGTGACGATGAGATGGGCGAGTATTATGTTCAATTTACCGAGCAGGAAATAGACACTATTTTCAAGGACTTCATGTTGAACTTGAACAATAGAAACCTTTTCAACCTAGAACACGAAGGCGACAAAATTGTACCTGCCTATATTCTTGAAGCGTGGCTTGTTGACAACCCCGAAGGCGACAAAGCAAAAACGACCTTCGGAATTGACGTGCCTAAAGGTACTTTAATGGTGACGGCGCAGGTCACAGACACGGACTACTACAATAAACTAGTCGAAGCAGGTCAAGTAGGCTTTTCTATTGAAGGTTTTTTAGGCCTTAAATTAAGCAACCAAATAAAAACAAATAATATGTTACCAGAAGGCGAACACACGCTTGAAGACGGGACGGTCATCGTTGTAAAAGACGGTGTAGTTGTCGAAGTTCAAGAGCCAGAAACTGAGGTAGCTATGGAAGTTGAAGCGTCTACAGAAGTAGAAATGGCAGCACCAACAGAAGCACCAACTGAGGAACCTACAAAAGAGGAAGAGCCTGCAGTTGAAGTAGAAGTTGAAGCAGCTATTGACCCTGCAGCGGACACTGAAGCTATTTTAGCTATTGTTAATCCTGTATTAGAACAACGCGTTAGCGAAATTCTACAAGTTATTGCAGACCTTAAAAATGAATTGACTAATACGGAAGAAGCAGCGCCCGTAGAAGAAGTTAAAATGTCAGCTGCACAAAAATTCAATCAAGTAGTAAACTTCTTAAAGAAATAAGAAATGGCTAAAAAGTACAAATTCGATTTGACAGTAGACGCGTCGGCTCTATTGCAAGCAAACCCAAGTGAATACTATTCACTTCTTTACGGAATGGAAAACGCAGTAACAAACTACCGTGTTTTGCCTTCGATTAAAAATAAGACAAAAATTGCAACCGTAACCTTCGGTAGACTTTTACAAGAAAGTGGCTGCGATTTCGACCCTGCACAGGCAGAAGTATCAGCAGTAGAAATTGACGTTTGTGCTTTGACTTCGCAGGCGTCTGTTTGTCAGTTTGACTTAGAGCAGTCTTGGTTGGCGTTGGAAATGGCTAAAGGTTCTAACTCAGATTTTTCTGTAGCTTCTTTTATGAACTTCTTCTGGTCAACTATGGCGAAGAAAGGACACCAAGAATTGGCGCAGATCATGTGGCAAGGTAACGTAGCAGAAGGTGCAGGTGTATTGTCTTTGTGTAATGGTTGGTTGTTCCGTTTGTGTGACGCAGGGGACTTTATCCCTTCTGGAACTGCAGCAATTACTTCATCTAACGTACTTGCTACAATGGGTACTGTTTTGGGTGATGCTACACCTGAAATGTTGGTTAACCCTTCAATGATGCAGTTTAAAGTTTCTGCGGACGTAGCGGCAAATTACCGTATTGCTACAGCTGCACAAAACAACGTAACAAACGTAACAGTTGGTTTGTCTTTGACTTACTTAGATATTCCTGTAGTAGTTGAGTACGGACTACCTGCAAACACAATTATTTTGTCTGACTACACTAACTTCATTTACGCTCTAGATGCAGAAGGTGACCAGGACAACCTACAAATTGTTGACTTCTCTAAAACTACTTTGGACCGTCGTATCGGGGCCAGAAGTGATTTCAAAGCAGGTTTCTATACTGTAAACACCTCACAGATAGTGGTTTGGGGAGATATTTGCCCAGCTTAATCATTTATTTAGACAATAGGGGGGTCTAAACCGCCCCCTTTTTTTTAACTCTTAAACACTAAATAAAATGGCTTGTAACACACTAGTTTCTATCCTTAAGGGGTGCGACAATAATATAGGGGGTATTACTTCTATTTATATTAACGACCAAGATAACGTAGACACGTCTTTAATTGACGTAACAGACTACGTTATTACAGACTTCGGAACTTTGGCAGCGCAGTTTGTGCCGTTCGAATTTCGCAGAAATACAGGAATGTATACGGAAGAATTGGCTAACGATCTAGTTAACGGTTCGCAGTATTACACTCAAACTGTAACTTTAATTTTCCACCGCCGCGAAGCTGCAAAGTCTAAGTCTATTAAAATTCTAGGCGAAGGTCAACGCGACCTAGCACTTGTAGTTGGTGACGCTAACGGTAAATATTGGTATTTTCCAAAGGCTCAACTAAACGCAGTTACGGAAGGTTCCGGTACAGCAAAAGCTGACGGGTCTAAATACTCAGTTACGTTCGTTGCTGAAAACGAATTTTTGGCTTACGAAGTAGCTGCTGCTATTATTCCTGACATTATCTAATTAGATAAACGCTAAAAGGAAGGGGGTCGTAATAGATCCCCTTTTTTTATTTAACCAACTTTTCTAAAACGTACTTATTAAGTTAGTATGATATACTTAGAAAAAAATTCGCTTAATACCTTCGCTTTAACGTTAACTGAAAGTGCAACTATACAGGCGCCTACATGGTTATTTAAATTCGTGTGGGAAATGGACGAAAGTTTAGACCCTGTTTATTGGGTTGGTGTTGACTATTCAAGTTACCCTAACCGCTACAATTTATTCTACTTAACAGAAGGCGACGACGCGACGTTCAAACTAGGACAATACCGCTACGAAATTTACGAAAGTTTAGAGCCTATTGTAGTGGACGAAAACACGAACGAAGAAGGCTTAAATAAAGTAGAAGAGGGCCGTATGGTTGTCGAAGGTATATCTAATTCAATTTATGACTAATGGGTTTATTGGGAAAATTTAAAAAAGACGACAGTCTTAAAGTAGTAGAAACAGGTTACCAAAGTTTTAGTACGCCATTTTTGCGTGTACCTGGTGGCAATTTGTCACTACCGCATATTGACGTAAGATATACTACGCAAGGTTACGTTCGTTTTGGCGAAGACAATTTGTACCCTCAGTACTTGAACGAAATGTACTACATGTCGCCTTTGCATGGTTCTATTGTAGACTTTAAGACAAACGCAACTATTGGTGGTGGCTATACCTTCGACGAAAGTAAGCTAACAGACATGGAAAAAGTAGTACTTTACGCCTTTGGTAAAAAGATAGGGTTTAAAGACACGCTTAAAGTGATCACAAAAGACGTTATTTTACATGGCCGTTGTTACTTTTTAATTGAACTTAAAAACGGTAAGACGTATAACGTTAAAAGGGTGGCACCTGAAAAGGTACGTATAAACCAAACTAAAACTTTATACGCGGTAAACGAAGACTGGCGTTTTGGCCTTCAAATAACGACCTACGAACCATACCACCCAGAATGTAAAGACGGAACGTACCTGTACGTATACGAACAAAAGAGCGTAGGACAGGACTACTATCCACTACCGCAATATACGAGCGCGTTAAACTTCGCTTTTTTAAGTGGTGAATTGTCCTATTTACAAAAGTCTAACATACAAAACTCAATTTTTCCTTCGTTCGCTATGATGTTTCCTAAGAAACCACAAAGCACAGAAGAGATGCAGTTAATTAAAGACACCGTTAACAAGCTAAAAGGCGCGGAAAACGCAGGAAAAGCGGTAGCCTTCTTCGCAAATAACAGCGAAAGTTTACCAGAACTTGTAAATGTACCTACAAACTCTAACGACGAATTGTTTAAGGGTGTTAGTGAACTTAATACAGAACAAATTTGTTTCGCTCACACTATAGACCCTATCCTTTTGGGGGTTAGAACTTCGGGTGCGTTAGGTTCTGGTTCAGATATTAAACAAGCCTACGTTATTTTCGAAAAGAATACTATTATACCACTACGTGAAACCATTACAGACGTGTTTAACGGCCTTCTTAAAGCTGTAGGTATTAACGCGCATGTCGAAATTACTAACTACCAGATAGTAAACGAAACTATTACAGCGGTGGACGAAAAAGGACGTGACGTAATTAACGCACTTAACGCGATGAACCCTAATCTAGCTACAAAAGTTTTGGAAAATATGACTGCAAACGAAATACGTGAACTTGCGTCTTTGCCGCCATTACCTGACACTCAAACACTAGTATAATGATCTACTTTGTAACAGAAAATTTTCTTAAGATAAACACGCCTATAACAAAAAATGTAGACGTTACGGACGTATACCCATACGTTAAACCTGCTAGTGACATGCGCCTACAGGCTATTTTAGGTAGTTATTTCTACAACTATTTGCTAACTCAGTATAACGACCAAACATTAAACCCGGACGAAACTACGCTAGTTGAAAAAATTCAGTTTGTCGTAGCATGGCGAGCTGCAGAACAGGCCGCGTTTGGACTAACATACCAATTAAAAAATAAAGGTATTCAGCAACAAAGCGGCGACTATTCAAGTAGTGTTTCGCAAAATGAAACGGCCTTCGTTATGGACCATTACGGGCAAATGGCAGCGTTCTACGAAAAGCGTTTAACTAATTACTTACTAGAATATAAAGCGTTATATCCTCAGTTTACAAGCGACCTTAATAGAGACAGCGACATTAAACCTGTAGGTTCGTGTAGCAATAGAGGGGACTACGATAACACGATGATTATTCTATAATGGCAGACCAGGAAATAAATATAAAACTCAATGGTATTGCACAAATACGATCTGAGTTAAAAGCCTTAAAAGGTGAACTTGCCAACGCAACAGACCCTAAACAAATGGCGGCACTTGCAGAACAAGCGGGTGCGTTAAGTGACCAACTTAAAGATGCCAACGAACGTGCGGCGGTCTTCGCTTCTGGTTCACGTTTTGAACAGACGTCTAACGCGTTTGGTTTGATGCAGTCGCAGTTAATGTCTATGGACTTTGAAGGCGCGTCTGAAAGTGCTAAATTGTTCGCAGGTAGTTTAGGTAAAATTGACGGTAAAACTATTTCTTCTTCTTTGAAGGGGTTAGGTTCTACTATTGGTTCTGTAGGTGGCGCCTTCCTAAAACTAGGTGCGCAGCTTTTAATTAACCCTATATTCTTAATTGCTGCAGTTATTGCAGGGGTTGTAGCTGCACTTTACATGTTAGCCGATAAACTAGGTTGGGTAACTAAATTTGTAGACTTCCTAACGGCCGCGTTTAAACCACTTATTGACATGGTTAAATGGTTCTTAGACATGTTAGGTTTAACTTCTTTTGCTGCGGACGAAGCACTTGCTAAAACTACTGCGGCCCTGGAAGAGGAAAAAGAAAAGCGTCAAGAGGTCCTTAGTATTATGGACAACAAAATAGCCTTGTTAGATGCCGAAGGTAAAAGTACTTTAGCGTTAAGAATTGAACGTAATAAATACCTGCAGGAAGAAATAAATAATAACCTTAAATTGTTAGAGGTTATGGACAACGCGTTCCTAAACCAAACAAAACTATACAAAGACACGGTTAAAGAAAACAAAGCAAAGGCGCAGGAAATTAAAGTCGAAGAAGTAAAGTTAAACCAGGAAGTAATCGCCGAAGGTAAGAAAGCAGCAGAGGCACAAAAGCAATTTTTATTAGATAGACTTGCAGCCACTCGTTTAATTGAAGACCTTCGTGTTGGTTTAATGCAAGAAGGAGTTGAGAAGGAACTTGAAGCAAACCGACTGAAATACGCGCGACTTCAAGAAGACCTTTTGAAGAATGAGAAATTTAACGAAAAAGAACGTATTGCTTTAAACGCTTTGTACGTACAAGAGGCGGCTCAAACTGCAGATGCAATCAACAAGAAATACGTTGATGCTGAAGCTAAAAAACAAGCCGAACTTTCAAAGGTCATTAAAGATGCTCAGTTATTAAGAGCGCAGGAAGAGGAAGATTTCTTTGCACTATACGACCAAAACACACGCAGCGCAGCGCAACTTGAAGAGGATGCCGTTCGTGAAAAGTATTTTAACTTAATCGAACAAGCTAAGCAATACGGGTTAGATACGCAAGAACTTGAAAAGCGACAGCAAGAAGAAATTGATAAAATACAAGCGGATGCACGGGCTAAACGTGAAGCCGAAGAACGTGCTGAATTTGAGCGTAAAGTAAAGATAGCCGAAGACTATGCAGGAACGGTTAACAACCTCGCAGAAACCGCGTTCACTATAGCAAACCGTTTCGGAAAGCAAGACGAAGAAAGCAAAGAGAAACGAGCAAAGAGACAGTTTCAAGTCGCTAAAGCGTTGCAGTTAAGTTTGGCTATCATGGACGGATTTAAAGCTGTTACAACTTCGTTAGCGTCTTCACCTATTGCCATTGGTCCAGTACCGAATCCTGCAGGTATTGCATCACTTGCTTTTGCTATTACGACTTCACTTGCAAACATTGCTAAAATCGCGAGTACTCAATACGGAAGTAAAGGCGGCGGTGCAGGCGGCGGTGGAAATACGCCCCCTATGGGTGGAGGTGCTACAAACGCTGGAGGTGGTGCGCCATCATTCTCACTTTTCGGTCAAGGAAACAACATGAACACTACAAGCGGACCGCAAGACGCTGAAAATAAGTCTAACCAATTAACGGTTAAAGCAGTGGTAGTCGAAAGTGACGTAACAAGTACACAAAACAAGGTTAAAAAGATGCAGGAAAACGCGACATTATGACAAGCTATATAACATTACTAAGTAAAATAGAGCAGTTTTGTAACGCTCACTTGCAGATCAAGAAATACGGCGGCGAATTTCGCGAACAGATGCCTAACTTTTCAACTAAAAATGAAAAATACCCGGTAGTTTTTGTTGAACCTATTAGCGACTTAGAAGACCTAAACACGAACCAATTTAGTATAAACGTCTATTGCGTAGACATTATACAAAAAGACCGCGCAAACCTTAACACTATTGTTAGCGACTGCCAACTTATTCTAAAAGACATGTACGTTTACTACACGAACGACATGGACGCGCAGTTAGACGTAGTAGGAACGTCTACAATGACACCTATTAACAACTTCGACCTGGACTACGTAGCAGGGTGGGTTATGTCTATTACGTTTGAGGTTGCTACTTACGGACCTTGTGAAATACCAATGGAACCAATTATACCTACACCTGTAGAATGTGCAGACGGAAGCGTTGAAAATACGGACGGAAGCTATACGGCAACGGTCGCTAGCGGTGGTTTACTTATTTTACCTGACGTTCACCTTGTAGTATTGGACCAAAACGAAAACGTACTTTCAGATGCCTACTACCCAAGCGTACAGGACGAAACTATTAGTGTTACACTTCCTGCATGTGAACCTGCCACCTACGATCTATACAACAGCGTACCAACTTTAATTACTTCGGGTTCTATTGACTGCGGCGACAACGCGACAATAACAGCACCCGACGGTATTGTACATATTAAGCATGAAGCGGACGGCACTATAGCCAATGTTAGCACACCTTCAAACGGCACCACTGAGTATATTATTCAAAACAACGATATAACGGTAAACGGTGGGAATGGGTTTGTAATTCACGCAGAAGAACCCCTTGATATTTTACTACAAAACCAAAGCGGTGGTACTATTTCACCTCAAAGCGTAACGTATAACGGCAACCAAGACCACGTCCATATAGTCATAAACACGTCTTCTTTTGTACCGGTAGGCGCAACGCTTTTAAAGACTGGACAAACAACGTCTTATACAGCACACGACGACGGAGCTACACAACGAGGTCGTTTAACTGATAGATTAACATTACTTTCAAATAACCCTTTTGGAAATACAAATAGGTTTACAAATAAAACGGGTGGTAGTACGTATACAACGTCTGTAACTTTTGACTGGTCTACGCATAATGGTACTACAGTACTTGCTTATTACTTCGGCGACATGTCAAGTACACGCCCACTAGCAACCCAATGTAGTTTATATACAAATAATGTATTTGACGGTCTTCGTGGTTGGTATCTTACTAACATGCAGGAAATGATTAACATTTTAGACTGGGGAAGACTTGCTAACTACCAATTAAACTACCCACCATTTAATACTACGCTACGTTATTTTTGGGTAAGTACACAACCTGCAGGCGCTTCTGGGGTTGCTACAGACCTAGCAGGTGTTAACCCTTTTACGTCAAGTGCAAAAACAAGCGCGCTTTATGGTATGTGGTGTAGAGTATGTACGGTAAACGGAACTACAATAAGTTAAAACTATGGCAAACTATAAATTTATCTTCTTCGAAGAAACAATAACGGACCCTAAAATAGAGGTAGTTTATATTACAGATGATCTAAGAAACAAAGCGTGTAAAGTTGACGTGTTACTAAGTACAGAAGCGCAGGACTACGGCGTAAATTTAGACGGTTATACGTACACTTCTACCTGGTCTAAAGATGAAGTTATAGCCTGGACGTTTAACGAGCTAATTAAATACGAAGTATGAAGTATTTAATAGCAGGCCTTGTAGCGGTTTATTCGTTCTTTGCGCCTATTCAGGTTATTTTGTTGGTTATTGGTATAGCTATTTTTGTAGATACGTTTGTGGCTATTAGATTAACAGATGAAAAGTTTAGCAGCCGTAGACTTAGAAAAGGTTTAATAGGTAAAATGATTACTTACGAAAGTGCGGTATTGCTTTTCTTCCTTATAGACTATTCAATGGTTAACGAAATGGTAAAGACAGTCTTTTCGGTGGACTATACGCTAACTAAATTGGTTGGTTTATTTCTAGCTAGTATTGAAGTCGTAAGTATTGACGAGAAAATAAGAGTAAAATACGGTGACGACAAAGGTTTTATAGCACGTTTCAAGTCGTTTGTAAAAAAAGCTAAAGCAATTAAAGACAGTTTCTAAATGAAGTATTTATTTTTGATTTTATTGTTAGCGTCCTGTTCTGTTCAGAACCTAATTAGACGTGCAGAAAAAAAAGGTTACAGATGCGACACCGTTACGGACACTATTAGAGTAGTTAAGGTAGATAGTTTTCTAGTAATTAAGCATGACACGACCTATTGGGAAAAAATAATAACGTCAAAAGATACTATTATACACTATAGAACTTCCTACATACCAAAAACACGTTACGAAATACGATACGATTACAAGCGTTTTAACGATAGTTTGCGTACGATTAGACAAATGTATAAGGACAGTTTGAGAAATGCGCTTAAATCGCGTGAAAATGACTTAAAAAAGGAACGTTTAGGTGCAAAACACTCTACGCTAAACCAATTCAAGAACTTATTTATTATTTCGGGGTTTATTCTAACCTTAATTTTTCTGTTTATTCTATTAAGAAAACGTGTACTTTAGTAAAAAATTTTTACTATGGACATAAATACGTACATTAAATTTATTAAAAAGTGGGAAGGCGGTTTAAGTGGTGACCCTTCGGACAGCTGCAGCGCCATGTATTGTCCTACTTTATTCAATGGTAAGAAATACCACACAAACATGGGTATTTGTTATTCTACCTGGGTAGGTACCTTCGGAACGTTTAACGATCAACGTTTCTTAAACATGAATACGGAAGACTGGTTTAAGATTTTCAAACGCGGTTATTGGGACAGCGTAAGAGCTGACGAATTTAAGTCTTTTTCCGTTGGTGTTATAGTAACAGGTATGGCGTGGGGGTCCGGACAACGACAAGCTATTAAAACACTTCAACAAGCCTTAAATAATCTAGGTAAAAACGTCGCCATTGACGGCGCAATAGGACCTAAGACTATAGCAGCTGCAAACGAACTAAACGAACGCATCTTATTTGACGAACTTATTAGACTTCGCGAAGCCTTTTTTATTGCTATTAGTAAACCCGGAAGTAAGAACGCTAAATACCGCAAAGGTTGGCTAAATAGATTGTCAGATTATTACGATACCTTTAGACCATGACACGTAAAAGACTATTTTTCGACATTGAAACTTCACCTAACATAGTTACTAGTTGGAGGATAGGATATAACCTAAACATTTCACACGACAATATAGTAAAAGAACGCGCTATAATTTGCGTGTGTTGGAAGTGGGAAGGCGAAGACGAAGTACATGCTTTAACCTGGGACAAAAAGCAGGACGACAAAAAGCTACTAGAAAAGTTTATTAAAGAAGTAAATAAAGCGGACGAAATAATAGGCCACAACGGGGACCGCTTCGACATTAAATGGTTACGTACACGCTGTATTTACCACGACGTCGAAATGTTTCCTACCTACCGCACCATTGACACGCTTAAATACGCTAAAAGTGGGTTCTATTTTAACTCTAATAAGTTAGACTATATTAGTAAATACTTAGGCGTTGGTGCGAAGACAGAAACGGGCGGCTTTGAAACCTGGAAGTCTATACTTTTTGACAAAGATCAGGAAGCTCTTACACGCATGGTGGACTATTGTAAAAACGACGTCGTTATTTTAGAAAAGGTATTCGAAAAACTGCGGCCTTATTCTAAACATAAGGTTAACTATTCGACTTTGCGCGGTGGCGAACGTTGGGAATGTCCTAACTGCGGCACGCCAAACGTAAGACTAAGTAAAACCTATACGACAGCTGCAGGTACCATTATGCACTCGTTACTTTGTAAGGACGGTTGTCGTTCTGCTTATTCAGTAAACAATAAAGTTTACATGAACTGGATAGAATACAAAATGATTAACGGAATTTAGTATATTTGCGGACACAAGTTTTGTTTTTTTCA